GATATCATCCAAATTGAAGTTTATGATACCATTCAAGTCACTTGTCATTTTTTCAAGTTCTTTGTTCATAGATTTTTGAGCTTTTGGCATGGCCACTTCAAAACCTACCGCAATACCTGGTGGTAAGAATTTACCAATGGCATCTCTCATGACTTTTGAAGGTGAATGAATGCCAAAGAATCCTTTGATACCATCTACAACACCATTTGCAAAATCGCCAATCTTGCTAAGCAACCAGTCTTTTGCATTCTTGATACCGTTCCAGATACCTTCCACGATATTTTTACCAATGTCTGCCATTTTACCAGGCAATCCAACAAGAGTATCAACAATACCATTCCATAGTGATTTGGCTGCTTCAATCCCTTTTGAACCCATCTTGACAACGAATTCAGCAACCTTTCCAATAGCATTTGACAATACGTTCCAAATTTGCCCAGGTAATCCTGTAACAAAACTGATGATGCTTGATACAAAGTTTGACCCTGCTTCATATCCTTTGGAAATCAAATTCAAAGCAAACTCAGCTACTTTTCCTATGATATCAGTTATGTATGTCCAAAATTGACCAGGCAACTGAGAAATCCAAGAAATAAAACCTGTTACGAAATTTGGAACATCAACCGTTAAAAATTCAACGAATTTAATTCCTAAGCTAACGATAAAACCAATTATCGAACCAATCGCATAGCCAATGTTGTATGGCAACTGATTGAAAAATTCGATTGCTGAGCTAATAAATCCTGTTAATATTTCAATGAAACTGTCAAATGCTTGCGGTATCGTTTCAGTAAAAAATGATGCAATTGATTCTCCAAGCCCAGAAAAAAATTCAACAATCGTTTGACCGATATTGCTGAAAGTCTCTACAAGCGTGTCAATTGCACCTGGTATCGATTCAGTAAAGAATGAGACGATTGTATCTATCACAGGCCCGCATGTTGATGTTATAGAATTCCATAGATTTATCCAGAACGACCTGAAACCATCGCTTGTATTCCATAAATAAAGGAATCCAGCTACCAAGGCAGCAATAGCTGCTACAATTAGGCCGATTGGATTCAACCTCATTTCGCCATTTAATAGTTTCTGCGCTAATGCTAATCCCTTGGTTACTCCTTCGGTGAGAAGAACTATTCCTTTGTAAGTAGCAAGTGCTGTTGCTACAGTAAGAATAACAGCTGATAATGGTGTAAAGTTATCAAGTGCAACTCCTGCTACATCATAAAACAAATCACCTAAAGGCTGTAACTGATCTTTGACCTTTCTAACTTTTGATTCCAATTCTTGCATTGGAGTCGTTGTTTCATCAGCAAACTGTTGTCCTTTTCCTGAAACATCATCAAAAGTAGTTCCAACGCTATTCAACGCTTTAGCAAATGTAAGATTGGCATCTTCTCCCATCGTTCCGAAAGCAGTAGCTGACATTGTCAATGCTTTCTGTTGATCATCACATTTAGTAATGTCACTTACGATACTGTCGATAACATCCTTTTGAGTGGCCTTTCCATCCTGCCAAGCCTTGAATGTCTTTTGTGTTTCGCTTGAAAATGAACCTAGAGCACCCTCAATAGTTCCATCAGCTAAACGAGTAGTTACTTCATTGATGGCATCATTTACCTTATCTAGGTTATATGCACCACTTTCTGAACCGTTCTTTAGCAATTGAAAATATTCACTCGCTGAATATCCTGCCTGAGAGAATTTTCCAGAATATTCTGAAATGTTATCTCCTAGTTCATCAGTCCAGTCCAACCCTTCTTGAGTTCCTGCGACAATATAGTCCATTGCTTCTTGTGCAGTTAAACCAAAGTTTTTCATCAAGCCTTTAACACCTCGAAGGGTTTCATTCATATCTACATCAAATGTATCCTCAAGGATGATTGCTTGTTGTGTAATAGCGTTTAGAGTTCCGTCATCCATTTCACCAAGATTTCGCTTGATTCTTACAACGGCTTCGGCAACTCTATCCATACTTTCACCAAGTCCAGCCTCATAAACATCCTTGATGACCTGTGCAGTCTGTCTCGCTTGGTCATCTGTTTCTCCTAGAGCGCCTTTGACACGTGCAACTGAATCTTCAAAATCTTCATAGACTTCTTTTCCAATTTCAGTTCCTTGTTTAATTGCTTCTCCTATTGCTAGATATCCTGCAATCTTTGCACCGAATGATTTGATTTTATCTTCCATTTCTTGAAGCTTTTTCTCAAAATCATCAGAGTCA